CCCGCCCCAATCTGTTTCTAGTTCGTCTTAACTTCCCTTCATTACAAGGGGTTGTAGATATCGGAACAGATTCGAGTAAGACTGCTACCGAGACTGCGGAATTTATGGTCAAGACCGCACAGATTCCTGCTTCAAGTCTTGGAGTAATCGAAGTTCCTTATAGAGGACGTATGTTAAAAGTTGCTGGAGATAGGACATTTGAACCTTGGTCAGTAACAGTCATCAATGACGGTGAGTTTAATATCAGAAAGGCATTTGAAAAATGGTCTAGAGGTATTAACGCACATACAGAAAACGTTGGTCAACTCGGTTACGGAGCAGATGGTGGAGAGTCATATTGTAGAGATATGACTGTTTATCAACTCAGTCGTGACGGACAAAAACCAAGTAAGACACCATCTAATATAGAAGCTCCTGGCGTTGACGGATTGGATGTAGTTCGTGCATATCGTTTCTACGATGCATGGCCTTCTTCACTCTCAGCGATTGATCTTTCATATGAATCTAATGATCAGATTGAAGAATTTACTGTTGATTTTCAGTATAATTACTTCGAGGTTACAAAGTCCTCTTTGGAAGCCTAATAAATAGGATTGAATAGAAAGATAATCCCTCTTTAATATGGCAGAACTATTTGGATTCAGTATAAAAGAGAGGACAAAAAAGGGGAAGGTATATTCCCCTGCTCCTCCTAATAGTGATGATGGCACCTCGGCAGTAGCCGCTGGTGCCTATTTTGGTCAGTACTTAGACCTTGATGGAGTTGGTAGACATAATAACGAATTTGAATTTATTCGTAAGTATAGAGAAATTGCATTACACCCAGAAACGGATACTGCGATTGATGATATTATAAACGAATCTATCAGTAGTGATCTAGACTATGCTCCTGTAGATGTAGAATTATCAAATCTACAAGCTAGTGATAAGATCAAAAAAAGAATTAGAGAAGAATTTAAATATATAATCAGACTTTTAGATTTTGATAAAAGAGCTCATCAGATATTCCGTAGATGGTATATTGACGGTAGAATTTTTTATCATAAACTAATTGACTTTGATAAACCAGAAGAAGGTATCAAAGAATTAAGAT